ACTTACCAAGTTGGTTAAAACAACCATGTGTTGAAGATAATAAGTTATCATTGAGATATAAAAATGGTTCACAAGTAAAAGCAGTATCAAGTGGTGAAGATGCTGGTCGTTCTGAAGCATTATCTTTATTGATACTTGATGAAGCCGCATTTATTGATAGGATAGATACAATATGGGCAGCAGCATCACAGACGTTATCAACTGGTGGTCAATGTATAGCACTATCTACACCGAATGGTGTTGGTAATTGGTTCCATAGAACTTGGATGGACGCAGAAGATGGTTTAAATGATTTTAAGTTTATAAAGTTACACTGGACATCTCATCCTGAGAGACTACAAGACTGGAGAGATGAACAAGATAAATTGTTAGGGCCTACATTAGCCGCTCAAGAATGTGATTGTGATTTTATCACGTCTGGTCAATCTGTAGTTGATGGTGTTATTTTAGAGGAGTATAGAACTACTCAAGTTAAAGACCCTATTGAGAAGAGAGGTATTGATAGTAATGTTTGGATATGGGAACCACCAAATTATACAAAAGATTATGTAGTATGTGCTGACGTAAGTAGGGGAGATGCTACAGATTATTCTGCATTTCATGTTTTAGATGTAGAAAGTCTAGAACAAGTAGCTGAATATAAAGGTAGAATGTCTACAAGAGATTATGGTAATTTATTAGTTAATATAGCTACAGAATATAATAATGCTTTATTAGTAGTTGAGAATAACAACATTGGTTGGGCAGCTATACAACAATGTATAGATAGAGAATATGAAAACTTATTTTATATGAGCAAAGATTTACAGATAGTTGATATACATAGACAAGTTAATAATAAAATTAATAGAATGGAAAAACAATTAATTCCAGGATTTACATTAACTCAAAAAACTAGACCATTAGTGATAGCAAAATTAGAAGAATTTTTTAGAGAGAAGTTAGTAACAGTTCATTCACAAAGATTAATTGATGAATTGTTTGTATTTATATATAACGGAAGTCGTGCAGAAGCTATGTCAGGATATAATGATGACTTAGTAATGTCTTATGCAATGGGATTATGGATAAGAGAAACTGCTTTACGATTAAGAACAGAAGGTATAGAATTGCAAAAGAAAGCAATAAATAGTATTACAACAAATCAGGGTGTTTATACACCTTCAGATAACCAAAATGATTCTTGGGTAATGGAAGTAAATCAGAAAAAAGAATCATTAGAATGGTTAATTAAGTAAAGAGGTAAAAAATGGCTGATAAAAGTCTATTTGGTAGATTACAACGATTGTTTTCTACAAACGTAATTGTAAGAAATGTAGGTGGTAAAAAATTAAAAGTTGCCGATACAAGTCGTACGCAATCTATGTCAAGAAGTAATCTTGTTGATAGGTACCAAAAAATATTCACAGGTGCAGGGTTGAGTGGATATTCAGATTCACTATTAACTAAATCAATGAGACTAAATCTTTTTAAAGATTATGAATCAATGGATAATGATGCAATAATTTCAAGTGCACTTGATATTTATGCAGATGAATCTACAATGAAATCAGAGTATGGTGAAGTTTTAGAAATTAAAACAGATAATAATCAAATAAAAGAAATATTACATAATTTATTTTATGATATTATTAATATAGAATTTAATTTATGGCCTTGGATTCGTAATATGTGTAAATATGGTGATTTCTTTTTGAAGTTAGATATTGATGAAAAATATGGTATTACAAATGTAACCCCCCTATCAGCTTATGATGTATCACGATTAGAAGGTCTAGACCCCGAAAATCCAGAATATGTTAAATTCTTAATAGAGTCAGTTACAAATCAACATAGATATAAACAAGAAGATTCTACTACAAAAGAAGAATTAGAAAATTATGAAGTAGCTCATTTTAGATTACTTTCAGATTCTAATTATCTTCCGTATGGTAAATCACAGGTTGAAGGTGGCCGTAAAATTTGGAAACAATTGACATTGATGGAAGATGCTATGTTAATTCATAGAATTATGAGAGCTCCAGAAAAGAGAATTTTCAAATTAGATATTGGAAACATACCACCAGCAGAAGTTGATAACTATATGCAAAAAGTTATTAATAAAATGAAAAAAGCTCCAGTAGTTGATGAAGATACTGGTGATTATAATTTAAAATATAATATGCAGAATATTACTGAAGATTTCTTTTTACCAGTTCGTGGTGGTGATAGTGGAACGAGCATAGATTCACTTCCTGGTTTAACATATGAGGCAGTTGAAGATATTGAATATCTTAAACACAAACTTTTATCTTCATTACGGATTCCAAAAGCATTCTTAGGATTTGAGGAACAAGTTGGTAGTAAAGCAACTCTTGCAGCAGAAGATGTTAGGTTCGCAAGAACGATTGAAAGAATTCAAAGAATTACAATATCAGAATTAACTAAGGTTGCTATTGTTCATTTATATGCACAAGGGTATACAGATGCTGATTTGGTTAACTTTGAATTAGGTCTTACAAACCCATCTACAATTTATGAAGAAGAAAAAGTTGAACTATGGAATAATAAAACTTCACTTGCATCTTCAATGTTACAAGATGGTTTAGTTTCTTCAGCTTGGATTTATAAAAATATTTTTAACTTTACTGAAGATGAAATAAAAGAACTAGATGATGAAATAGTATTTGATTTTAAACAAAAATTTAGACGTTCACAGATAGAAAGTGAAGGAAACGATCCAGCTAAAAGTGGAGAAGCAACAGGAACTCCATCAGATATGGCAATGGGAAGAACTGGACATGAATTAGAAGATGAATTAGGCCCAGAAGGCGGTTCACCACCAGGTGGATGGGATGGTGCAGGAAGACCAAAAGAAGGTCCAAAATATAGTAAAGATGGTAGTGCAAGAGGTAGAGATCCACTTGGAGCACACGATAAGAAAAAGGGTGGCAGTAGTTCACGTAGATTTGGTAAACATTTAGCACTAGCTCACTTTGATAAATTGAAAAAAACATGGAAATTTAATAAATATGATACAAAAATTATAACAGAGGCACAAGAACTAGAAGAAGAGTATAATAGTGAGGTAAGTTCTTTAGGCGAAAGTGTTTCAAATGAATGATTATTATTTAACTTTATATTTATTTATGACATACTATATTAAACTATGGAGTATTTTATAATGGCTCGGAAATTAAAACATTCTAAAATAAAGAATACGAGTATTCTTTTTGAATTATTAACAAGACAAATTACAGCAGACGTTTTAGCTGGAAAAAGTACTAAATCTGTTAAAATTGTAAAGAAGTATTTCAATGAAAATACTGAATTAGGTAAAGAGTTACAATTATATAGAGTACTTTCTGAAAAACATTATGAATCCACAGATAGAGCGACTCAATTAGTAGAAGCTGTTATTAAATCACGACAAAAATTGAATAATTCAACGTTAAGACGTGAGAAATACAATCTTATTAAGGAAATTAAAGACAATTATAATGCTAATGACTTTTTTAATGGTAGAATATCTAATTATAGAATACTAGCATCAATTTCTAACGTATTCCAAGCAGAAACCATAGACACTATATTCGATCCTGAAGCGGTTGTTACTTCTAAGTTTACTGTTTTAGAACATATTACTAGTAAAAAACTTAATACAGTTGAAACTAAAAATAAAGTTTTACGTGAATATAATAAAAAAGATAAAGATTTAAGATTATTAGCATATCAGATTCTTGTAGATAAGTTTAATCAAAAGTATAAAACACTAGATGAATCTCAAAAGAATTTATTGAAGAATTATATTAATAATGTTAGCAATACAAATTCAATGAGAGAATTTATTAATAGTGAAGTAGTAAAAATTAAAAAAACATTAAAACACCATACACCTAAAATTTCTGATAAAATTACTAAGATTAAATTAATTGAAGCTATTAATCAGATAGAAAATATGACTAAAGGTAGAATAGTAAAAGATAAACAGGTTTTAACTTTAATGCGATATTATGAACTTATTAAGGAGATAAAAAATGTCCATAAAGGTTGAAGTATTACGAAAGTATATTAGAGAAACAATTAAAGATGAAATAGCCAAACCTACAGCTGTATTTTCAGAAGCTAAATTTCACGTAAAAACTGAAATTGGTAGTGTAATAGTTGACGCTGGTGGTAAAGGTGAAGCAGTTATGAAAGTTGCTAAAGCACTTAAAAAAGGTCGTAAAGGTATTATAAGTGTAAATAGAGTTGGTGTTTCTAAAGCAAAACAAGTTGATAAGAAACTTGAGAATGTAACTGAAGGTAAATACCACGATTATAAAAATGATGAATCTCTATCAGCAAAACAAAAAATTGGTTACTCAATGAGAGAGGTTCGAGATAAGTTAACTGAGTTAGATAAACTTGTTAAAATGAATGTGAGGTTGAAGAACGAAATAGGAGTTGATTCTACATCCTATTGGAAGCGAACTCACGGGGCTATGAAAAAAATTAGTGAAAGGTTAGTAAAACTAGCAAACAAAGTCGGTCAACTTTATTAATCTTCACTATGAAGAATCCATCTTGGAATAAAGATGGGCTTAACTTTTTAGGAAAATTATTAAGTCTATCTAATCTGAAACGTCGCTGGCTCATAGAAGAGACCAAAGTAAGAGGTGAAGAACCAAACAAAATGGAAACGATAACTTTTATTGATAGATGGATAAAAAAATTAGAAGAGTTAAAAAACGAAATTATTAAAACACGGAGTTAGATGTGAAACAACTTATAGTAGATTATTTACCATTTGAAATAAAACAGGAACAGATTAATGAATCCATGAAAGAAAATAATGGAAAATTGGTTGTTCGTGGCGTTTTACAACGTGCAGAAGCTAAAAATCAAAACGGTAGAGTATATCCACGTGAAGTTTTAGTACGTGAAGCCAAAAAATATCATAAAGAATTTATTAAACAAAGTAGAGCAATGGGTGAACTAGACCATCCAGAAAGTTCAGTAGTTAACTTACAAAACGTATCTCATAATATAAAAGAAATGCATTGGGAAGGTGATAATTTATTAGGTGAAGTTGAAGTATTAAGCACACCATCAGGTAATATATTAAAAGAATTATTTAAAAGTGGAATTAAACTAGGTATTAGTTCTAGAGGTATGGGTTCAGTAGAAACAGTAAGTGAAGGCGGAGAACAATCTCAAGAAGTCCAACCAGATTTTGAATTAATTGCATTTGATTTCGTTTCAAATCCATCCACACACGGTGCTTTTATGTATCCAATGCAAGAAAGTGTTAATAATGATATAGAAATACCAGCGGGTAGAGCATGTGGTGACTATTGTAAAGTAGAAGCTGTTATTAATGACATTATGCGGGGAGTGTAATAATGATTAGTTTAAAATCACTAGTCAAAAATATGAAAGAGGCTAAAATCACATCACCTAAGAAAGGTGTGGAGACTCCGTTAGATGCTAAAGTTCAGATACCGGGATATGGTGTGATGACGAGAAAACAATTACAAGGTGGTATTCAAAGAATGTTAACTGAAACAACTAAGTATGTTAAAAAAGGACAAGTAGAGAACGCTTATAATGTTTTATATAAAAGAGGTGTCTTGAAAGGATTTTTGGAAACAGAAATCAAACATAGTGGGAAATAATTATGAAAATTTTAAAATCGTATAAAAAAATAGCAAAAAGTATGTTGATAGAACATGCATGGGATAGAAAGTTTGGTGAATCACTTCCCACATTAGAAGATGTAATGAATGAAGAAGATGTAATGAGTCATGTTATAAAGTATAAAGATGAAGATGGTAATGAAAAAGAAATTACTGTTAAAAGTGCATTACAAGCAGGAGAATCACATCCAGCATATAAACAGGCAAGTGATATAGCTGATAAAGGACAAGCTGGTTTAGCACAGAAAGATAAAGAAGAACCAGCAGGTAAATTAGGTGGCGGAGATTTCGAAAGAGACTTTGATGATAGTGAACCAGAAGGTGGTGAAGAACCAAGTGGTGAACCAGATGATGAAGAAGAAAGAGAAGGTTGGGAGAA